TCAAGGTTTGGTCAATCTTGCCTAAGATCACCAATTAAATAAACCATGGAAATTTTAACTAAAGCAACAAGAGAATTCTCTGATTTTTCTTTTTCGTTCAATCGTCATCCAATTTCTGGCGATATCGTGAAAAAGAAAAACGAGGAAGCAATACGCCAATCTGTCAAGACATTACTGACTACTAGACGTGGCGAAAGACCGTTCAATCCAGACTTAGGTTCTCCAATCTATGATTACCTATTCGAGAATGCTTCGGTCGTCGATGAATTTATCATTAGAAGTGAAGTGATCAAGATGCTTGGGGCATATGAACCAAGAATTATCGTTAATGAAGTTAAAGTAAAGTTTATCCCAGAAAACCATTCACTGTCAGTGTTTGTAAGTGCAAACATCGTCAATACACAATCGCCGATAGAAATTTCTGTTTTAGTAGATCGTCTAAGATAAAATAATGCAAAACCTTAAAGTATCAGAATTAGACTTTGACAAGATCAAAGCAGACATTATCGACTATATTAAGAGCAAGCCTGCTTTTAGTGATTACAATTTTCAAGGGTCTGCTCTAAATACTCTTATCGACATCCTTGCATACAATACGCACTATAATGCATTCTATGCGAATATGCTTCATAATGAGTCGTTCCTAGACACTGCACAGAAAAGATCTTCAGTAGTATCTCGCGCAAAAGAATTGGGATATACTCCTCGTTCTGCGCAATGTTCAACTGCAGTCATTGATATTCTTCTAAATGGCGTTACTGGAAGTTCGACCAACATCTTTCTTAAGCGTGGTACTGAATTTTCTGGTTCTAATGATAACGGTGTATTCAAATTCATCACGGATAAAGATTACTCTGCAGTGATTGAAAACGGTAATTATTATTTCAGAAATGTTACCATCAAAGAAGGTACTATCGTAACGAACACGTTCTCATATAACGAGACTGAGAATCCCAAGCAGATCTTTACTATCCCTAATGCAGATATCGACATCTCCACACTGAAGGTTTTTGTAAAAGATAATGACTTGACATATGCTTCTACTGAGTATATAATTGAACCTAGTATCGTCGGATTGACTTCTACTTCCAACAGTGTATTCGTTCAGGAATCTTATTCTGAAATGTTCCAAATTTATTTTGGAGATGGTGTATTTGGTAAGAAATTGGTAAACGGTAATATCGTTTCAGTATCATATATCGTAACGAAGAATAAATCGCTTGCAGATGGATGCAAGTTATTTGGACATACAGGTTCTATTAACCCTGCATCATCACTGTCCGTTTTTACCGTAAATGAATCGCTCAACGGTTCTGGTAAAGAATCAATCGAAGACATTCGTAATAATGCGATCAAGACATATGCAACCCAACATCGTGCAGTGACTGCATTTGATTATGGCGCATTGCTTAAAGACAAGTTCCCATTTATCAAGAGTGTAGACGTATGGGGTGGTGAAAATAACGATCCGCCTCAGTATGGTAAAGTATTCATTTCTATCAATACATACAATAGAAATACTCTTTCCAATTCGGTGAAAGAGAATGTTATCAAACCATATATTGTCAAGAATAATGTAGTCTCTATCACTCCAGAGATTGTAGAACCTGATTATTACTATGTTGGTGTAAAGAGTTCAGTCAAGGTAGATAAAACTCTAACTTCATCTTCAATCGCAGCAACTCCGGTTATAGTAGAAACTGCAGTACGTAATTACCTAGAAGCGAACATCACCGACTTTTCTAAGAATCTGTTCCTATCAAAGATGACCTCTTATATCGATGCTGCAGATCTTGGTATCATTTCTAATGTTACTAGTTTCTTTGTATCTAAGAAAATTACTCCAGTATTCGGCGTCAATCAGCAGATCTACTTCAAGTTCAATAATGATATCGTTAGAGGTAGCGTTTCTTCGACACAGTTCAACACTATAGTGAACAATAAAGAAGTTAAGTGTAGAATTGTAGATGCACCACTTGAAGTAATTACTAAAACTGATCGTCAGGGAATCGTTCGTACATATGGTTCACTCAATTTGATTGAAGCTGCAACGGGTGTAAAGATCGCAACTGTTGGTACTATAGAGTATCAATCAAATTCACCAGTTTCATTGTCTGGCGAATTTTCTCTTCTACTGAATGTTAGTTCTACTATCTCCGATGATGAACGTATAACATTCTACTTTAAGACTAGTGATGACATCCTGGCGAAGAACAACCAGATTCTTCTGATCAATTCCGACATAGAAGATACTAAAATTGACAGAAAAACTGGTATCGACATTAAGATTGTAGAGTATGCAGAATAACATATCGTCGATCATCAAGTCCAGAATTCCTTCTGCAATCGCGGAAGATTCTGATAACCTACGTCTATTTCTTTCTGCTTACTATGAATATCTGAGTAAGCAGAAGAATGCGTCTTGGTTAATCAATAAGAATCCTTCTGTAAAAGATATCGACACCACATTAGAAGAATTCATTACACACTTCTATAGTACATATGCAGAGTATTTCCCAAAGAATTCTGCATATGATCGTGCATCTGTCATCAAGAAAATCTCAGAACTGTATAAGTTAAAGGGTACAGAACCTGGTGCAAAGTTATTCTTCAAGATGGTCTTTAATGAAGACATCGAAGTAACTTATCCATATGAGAATGTACTAGCGGCGTCTGATGGTAAATGGGAACAAGATTTCTTCATTACAGTCACTCCATTTATTCTGTCCGGAATTGACTACCCAAGTACTATTTCTGGGTTGACTATCTATGAAGGTGCACGTCTAAGAATCAAGAACACGTCTGGTTACTTTGTTACCGACATTAAACGTGTAGAGTTTCTAGAACAAATTGGTTCATATCGAATTTACTTCTTCAATACGAACCCTATCGTAATTGGAGATAAAGATACTGCAGATATCATCGATGCAGATTCTAAGTTGATGTTTCGTGGTACTGTCACTACACGTTACAACATTTCCAAACTTAGAATCAAGCAAGCTGGCAAGAATTTTAAGGTAGGGCAGATCTTTAGTATTCCTGGCTCTTATAAAGAAACCAAGTTTAGAATCAAAGAAGTTGATGCCGGGGGTACAATCCGTTCATTAGAGATTATCGACTTCGGTTTCGTCCATGGAACTCAACAGACGGTTTCCATCTCTCCATTTGGCAGTAAGTTGATACCCAATGGTGTTTCTGTAACTACGGAAATTCTGTCTCCTACAGAAACTAATTACAGAATTAACATTGCTGATTACACACCGGGTCTGACTGAGGTAATCGGTGTTCAAGCGACTATCACTGATATAGTGCAACGCTATTATGTTGCCGGTTATCTTGAACCGACTTTGCCGGAGACACAGCCGTACTATCAGTCTATTTCTACTATTGCTTATCAGATTATCAACAATGCGCCTGCGGCGGGCATTACAGATGGTAACAATAGACTGAATATCTCCACCGATGAGTATAACAAGTCTATCGCTATTATCGAGATAGAGTATGACACAATTTCTAAGTTCCCAGGTTCTTGGAAAGATTCTAGTGGTCAGTTATCAGATCCACTAACACGTCTGCAAGACAACTACTTCTATCAGAAATTCTCGTATGTAATTGAATCCAACGTTGACATTTCGGTATACAAGAAGTCATTCGAGCGAATCTTCCATCCTGCTGGTATGAAGTCATTCGCCCAATTGATGAAGACGTATACATATAATGCTTCAGATAGAATTGGTATTACTGGCCTCGGTAAAGTATTCAACCATAATGTTGTTGATTCTGTCGGTATCATTGATTCTATTGCCAAGAGAATTGATAAGGGTGTGTCTGATATTGCAGTCGGTACTGACTATGTTGGATATTACTCATTTGGATATATTGTTAACGACTATCTAATTGGTAAAGATGATGTCATCGTTCAGTACATAACAAATAATCCACCTACTATTACTGACTTCATTCCAGCGCTGAACCCATACGCATATAACGCAACTTCTGCACCATCGGCACACAATATTGGATTAGACGCAGATGGTACTCGTATATTCAGTAGACTTGCTTTTGGCGGTAATGGTACGAATAGGTATTATTTTGAAGTAGTGATGCCAAATTATGATGCTCAGATGAATGCTCCGGTAATAAACGGTGGCTTCTTCCCAGTTGCATCTACATCTGGCAATACCATGTATGCTGGCACAGGTTCATGGTATGGAAGATTGACAGATGAATCTTCCATGTATTGGGTTGGCGTAGAAGCTGGATCTACCGGCGTTGGTTATGTCAATGGTTCTCTAAATGGGATTGAGGTTGTGCAAAATAGTTACGGAACCTTAACACCAGAAACTGCTCTGCCACCATTAGTGTATAGTTTAATTATGCCTGGCGATATTTTGGGCTTTGGAATTGACTTCATCAATACATCTATTAGTATATACGTGAACGGCATTAAAGTGTGGGAATCTTACTATGAAATGTATGGCGCATATAACAGTCAATGGAGAGCATTAGTTTCTACTGGAGACTATTATTTCCATGGAAACGATCCTATATTCGACGCTGCTATCCAAAATATAGAAACACGTCTGCAAGCATCGCGTATTCAGTATATGCCAAATGATTATATTGCAATCGACCCCAATTAAATAGAACATCTAAGGACTTTCTAAATGCATACTCAAAACAAAGCCACCACTGAAAACATTAAACTGGTCGGTGTACCACGTATTATCAGAATCGACGCCAACGGCATTGTGACACATGATGAATCTGTGTTAAACCTAGTCGTAAATTCGGGTGTAGAATATCTTGCCCTGCGTGCCATCGGTTCTACCCCAGAAGTAATGTCTCATATGGCAATCGGTAGCGGTTCTACTGCGCAACTGCCAACAGACCTTACGTTACAGTCTGAGATTACTCGTATCCCGTTTGATTCTATCAATCGAGTAGGCAAAGTAATTACTTATACTGCAACATTCGGCCCAAACACCGGCACTGGAAATATTACTGAAGCTGGCATCTTTAATGCTGCAACCGCCGGAACAATGTTGGCACGTACTACATTTGGCGTTATCACAAAACAGAGTGGTGATACTATCATCATTACTTGGTCTATCACATATAACGGATAAGCATGTCTGTTCTTCTAACAAAATCATTCCACTCTGAGTTGGCGAACCGTATTCTAACGGACATCCAACATCAGAAGGTAAACTATTATTACTTTCTAGGTAAGGTTGATTCTTGGTCGCCTACGAGTGAAGTTCCTCCTTCTACTATTAGTGAGACTGGTTTAGAAGAACGCTCTATTCGCTCTGAGATTATCAATCTTAAAAAGATACAACCTAATGATGTATCTTTTTGTACTGATAGACATAATTGGGAATCTGGAACTGTATACTCAATGTGGGATCATACTAAAGATATGAGTCTCACGGATACACCATTCTTCGTTATGACCACAGATTATAATGTGTATAAGTGTATCGACAATGGTTCTACATTTTCAAAGCCTTCCGGCGAACCGTCTACTGTAATGCCAGCCGGTACTTCTACATCTCCGGTAAAATTGGCGGACAACTATATCTGGAAGTACATGTATACGGTACCGGTGATTAAGCGTAAGCGTTTTATCTCTCCAGATAAACTACCAGTACAGATTTCTATCTCCGATCGTTTCTATAATAACGGTTCTATTGAAGATGCAGTTGTTCTATCCGGTGGAACACTGTACCCAGACCATTCTACGGTACAAATTGAAGTGATTCCGTTTAGTGGCGACACTCCTAGTATTCCTGCAGAGTTGGTTCCAGTTGTATCTTCTGCTGGTAAACTAATTCACGTTAAAGTTGCCAATCCCGGTGAAGGGTACACTCATCCTCCTACTTTGAACATCATTAGTCTACTTGGTTCTGGCGCATCCGTCTCGCCGATCGTAGTTGGCGGTAAGATAGTATCGGTTAAAGTAAACAATCAAGGAAGTAGTTATCAATCTGGCAACATTACTTCATTGACTGTTACTGGTGACGGTCATGATGCATCACTAATCCCAGTTATCTATAACGGTTCTATCATCGATGTAGTGATAGAAAATCCAGGTGAAGGATATACTTCAGTATCCGTGGAAGTGTCTGCTTCTAATGGTTCTGGCACTCCGGCTTCAGTATCTGCAATTCTTGCCGATGCAGATCTATTATCCGGACAGTCGATGATTGAACAAACTGCAGTAGATGGTGCCATTCATAAGATTGTTATTGTGAAAGCCGGCAAGGATTATGTACAACAACCAATAGTAACAATAGAAGGTGATGGAGATGGTTGTACTGCAGTTGCTAATCTATCAAACGGAAGTGTGGAGTCAATAGACATTATTTCCCCTGGTTCTGGATATACTTGGGCGAATGTTATAGTTACCGCTCATCCAAACGATGTTGGAAATGTTACTCCAACTGCAGCAAGAGCAATTCTACCTCCTCTGGGCGGTCATGGTAAAGATGCAGTCGCAGAACTATTCGCAGATACTATATGTATGTATTCGATTATTAAATCGGATACATTAGT